ATCCTCACGGACGAGAAACTGTCCATCGGCAAGGTCTGTGCTAACCTGTTTGCGGCTATGGCGGTTGCCGTCCTTTCGGGCTTCGCGCTGGAAGAATATGTCCAGAACAAGAAGATGCTCTGGGCCTTGAACGGCTTGTCGGGCTATATGGCTCTGCACATCATCGCCTGGGCGGAGTCCGCTGTGAAAGCCCGTCTGTCGGGCGAACTGAAAAAGGTCGAGAAGTCCGCAGGTATCACCAAGAAACCCTATGCAAAGCGACCCGCAAAAAAGAAGCGTTGATACCAACCTGCTCTGGGCGGTGACGATCCTCACGGTCGCCGCTGGGATGAGCGCGATGGGTTCCGCATGGATTTGCGATAGCGTCCTGTCCGCCTTCGGCAACTCGCAGACGATGGCCCTAATCATAGTTGATGGTGGCAAGCAGTTGAAGTCGGACGATGCCAACCTGGAACGCCAACTGTCCACGGCTACGCTCGCGCTTCAGACCATCCGTGACTTCGGCTGGGCTTTGACCCTCGGGTGCTTCGGTGTTCTGGTGGCGGTGCTGGTCAAGGTGTTCAAGAGGAAGTAATCCCTCATTCGGCCTTGGTTCCTTGGTAGAACAGCGCGGGGCCAATCTTCTTGGGCTTGATGATGCCGTTGGTGACCATCGCCTTGATGAGAGCCTCCGCTTGGTCCAGTTGCAAGGTGTACTCCCGGGTAAGTTCGTCCAGCAGAGCCTTCCGGCTGATCGTGGGCTTGGACGAGAAGTGCTGATACTGCTGGCCTACCTTGAGCAACTCAAAGCCCTCGACCATCGGGGCGACCTCCCACAGCACCTTGTGGTCGGCGTGTTTCAACTTGAGCGACAGCGTGGGCTTGCCGTCCACCGTCCGCATACCCGCCAACTTGCCGCGCTTGGTCAAGTTGAACGAGAAGATGGGCTTGTCCTTGGACTCGCGCCGGACGCTGATGATGGCCCTCGCCCAGTTCACAAGTTCTGAACTCCCGAGGCCGCTGTATGCCATGTCGCTGATGGTCTGCTCATCCGTAGTCTCCTTGGGCTTCGGCTTACCTTCGTGGTGGATGAACACCATGATGCACCCCGTCTCCTGCAACACGGGCTGGACGAGGTTACGCAGGAAGTGAGAGCAGACATCCTGCTTGGATAGATCGCCCCCGACATACGAGAGCAACGGGTCGGCCACCAGCACATCAAGTTTGAGCCTCACGATGATCTTGCGGCACAGGTCCACGAAGTCCTTGCCCGTCTTGCTCGCCTCCGTGAAGAACCGCAGGTTCTCCAGGCACAGCGCGCGCTCCTCGACCGTCAGCATCATCCCACTCGACACTCCTTGAAAAGCCTCCGCAAGGTCGCCCATATCGCACTCCGCTTGGACCACGCCGATGCGGAGAGGTCGGATGACAGGGATGCCGAACAACTCCCGTCCGACCGCCCATGAAGTTGCCATCTGCATGACGAACGATGACTTTCCAATTCCAGACTGGCCCGTGACAAGAAGGCTTCCACCTCGGCAAAGGTACCGACCATGACCAATGACATGGTTCGGGTCGTTCTTCGTGTCGTAGTTCTCAAGCGTGTCTGTACGGATTTCATCGGGAGCATCCTGGCCTTCGCGCCAAGCGATGAACCCATCCCAGTCCTCGGCTCCGACATTGAAGGCGAGGATGCGTTGCTCTTTCTCGCCACGCTTGACTCCACCGAGGCGGCTCCAGCGGGACGGGTTCTTGTTCTGCGGGTCGGGTTCATGGTCGGCTAGGTATTCGTAAATAGCGGTACGGCGTTCCTCCCATTGGGTCTTGTCGGCGGCATCGACCCGCACCCAGGCGTGTACAGACTTGCCGCCGGAGTCCACCAGCAGGCTGATGGGCAGGTTGGATTGCTGAAAGATGCCAATCTGCTCGTCCTTGGACTTCTTGTCGAACTCGACCAGCACATGGCGGTACGAGGCCACGGCGGAGTCAGTACCGCTGAAGTCATCCTTGGTGAACGGGTTGATGCGTATCCACGCACCCTGCTCGGACTCGGCAAAGTGCTTACCCTGCTTCGCGCCAGGACCGAAGAACTTGGTCAGCCACTCGGCGCGCGTGATAAAGATGCCCTTGGAAGCCGGGAAGTAGCGACCATCCTCGGATTGCCCAGCCTCGTTGGTGATACAGATCACATCCTCGTCCTTAAAGCAATTTAGCAGGACATCGGCGGTCGAGTACGGGGTCTGGTTGTCCACCATCTGCGCCAGCACCGTGGGGTCGAACACGAAGCGACCGTTGGCCCCTACCTTGCGTTCCTTCCCGGCGGTGAGCCAGCCCTTCGGCTTTTCGTGCGGCTTCACGAAGGCATCGTTCAACTTGTGGCGGAGTTCCTTCTCGCCCCACGGCGGGGAACAATGGGACTTGTTCCATTCGTTCAGAAGCGTCCAGGCTTCATCGTAGCCGAGGTCGAACCCGTTGGCGAGGATGCTGGCGGCGCGGTATGTGGCGGGATGTCCGCCCTGCCCGGAGTTGGCTGGCGGCAGTTTGGCGAGGTAAGCCCTCGCCCCCGTGATGCGATCTTGAATAGTCATGGTGGCATCCCGACTCTGCCACCGATGAACCTACCGTCAACCGTAAAAGGTTATCATCGTAATCCGACCCTTCACCTCGCGCCGCAGACGCACCGACTTCAGTTTCCCAGCCTTGACCAACTGGTTCAGATGCCGCCGGGTCTGCGACCTCTGCAACTTGAACTGCTTGGCCCAGCCAGCCACATCCAGATACCCGGCGGGCGGCTCCTGCTTCGTCCGATTGCGTAGGTTGGCAATCTCCTCCAGCAGACGCTGGGCCTTTACAGCGGTAGTTTCCATTCGTCAGAGAAATCGTGGATGTGGAGTTTCGGGTGCAAGGACAACTCGTTGTACTCGCCATAGACGAAGCCCTGCGACCAAGCCAGCGTACTGATGCGCGTGTTGGCGTATTCCATAGCCCCCCGGCGGGTCAGCGTCCCGACCGAGATGCCCAGCGAAGGCGTGAAGGTGCGACCAGCCTGGATGCTGGCCTTGTGCGTGTGGGCGAAGATGACATTTCCATATACCCCCGCCATGTCCCGCGCCGAGTTCTCGTTGTAGATCGTACCGTGGGTGAAGGTGTAGTTCGCCAACTTGTAAGCCTGCCAGACCCCTGTGTATGGGATGAGGTTGGCGTGTAGTTTGAGGCAGGCGGCTTCGATGGCCTCGATGCTCGTCTCCGCCGCCATAGCCCGGAGTTCGTTGTTGCTGTTGCGGTCACGCCACAGGCGCGCCTCATGGTTCCCGCACAACACCGTGGTGCATTGGAGGTTGTTGAGGAACTCGATGCCCCCCATGAGGTCCGGCTTGATGGCATCCCCCTCCCCATCTGAACCGCCCATGAAGGCCGACATATCCGTGAAGTCTCCGAGGTGGATGACCTCATGCGGGCGGTAGGCTTCCCGGAACCGCAGGACGGCCTCCAGAGCCTTGGGATCAGCGTAGATGCCGTGGGAGCAACCTACCGCCATGAACCGCCGCCAGGGGGACACGATGTTCATTCGCGCAACTTCTTGACCACCTTGTGCTGGTACTCTGGGACGGTGCGGTGCTTACGGGGCGATGCCTCATCGACCGCCAGCAGGATGGCAACGGCCTCCTGCGGGCTGAAGGAGACATGGATGTTGCGGGCCACACCTTGCCCCAGCACCCGGCGGAGCAGGGCGATGCCTTGCGTGTACCGCTTGCCCTTGACCCTATCGGGTTTTAGGAACGGGTGGGAGGGCGGATGGGAAAAACCGGGTGAACTGTTTGTCATGGAGTTGCCAATAGTGGATGGGCTTGTGTTTGATGTGGGGGTAGACTTCGGACATCCACTTCCACAGGCGGTGATCCCAGCAGAACCAATTGCCGCCTTCCCAATGGTCGGCAACGAACTCGGGGTTCTCGACCTTGCCGTTCTCGTAGACGGCGAACAGGGCGTGGCGCGGGACTTTATCACGGTAGGCTTCAAGGGCTAGGGGGGGCTTCATTTGATGCGCGGCTTGTATCCAATCTCAAGAAATAGGGCATCCCGCATCTGGCGGGCTTCCTCGATGTCCTTGGACAACTTGCGAAAAGTTTTCTTCCCGTCAATAACCCAAGCCACATACCACATCTGGGAGTTCTGGGTCTTGAACAGGTTGCGGTTTGGATTGCTGGCTACCCGGTCAAAATAGTTCTCATTTACCGGGGGGGTGCCGTAGCCGACATTCATCAAAGCCAGAACTTTCTCGATGGGCATCCCGAGGGACTTGGCGCGCTCGTTGACGGTGGAGGAGTATTCGGCGGTGGCTAGGGAGCCGTGGATAGGGTATTGGGTACTCACTTCTTCTTGGGGTGGAAATTGGGTTTGCCGATGGAGACATCCCGCCAGCGGTCGTAGGCGTGGATGAGGTCGGGGGTAACTTCGCCCTTGAGCATAAGGACGAGAACCTGGCGACCTAGGGCATCCCCGGCATCCTTGAGTTCACGGGCGCGGTGGGCGTTGTCGATGGCTTTCCGCTTCATGGGATGATCGGGCATCACGGCTGTGGCTTTTGCTTCAGAATCTGTGCGATACGCTCGTTAATCAAGTGGTAAGACTCTTGAGCATCGGCAAGTTCGGCCTTCAGACGCTCGACCTCGGCCTTGAGGCGGGCGTAGTCCTCCCACGACACCCAACCCCCGGCGGGATCACGGAGCATCTGCGCGCTTCCGCCCTTCGGGGCTGACAGGTGCATGGCGTAGCGGATGCCATCGCCATCATGTTGACCAAGGTTGCTCACGACTGGCCTCCCTTCGCTTCGTCCCAATCTTTCAAAATCTGCATGGCAATAATTGGCGGGTGATAGCGACAAGACTGTTTAATCACAAGTTCGGCGGCTCGCTTCAACCGCTCGTATTGCTCCGCAGGCACAGCCGTCACGAAGGACGAGGCCCGCAACCGGGACAACTCCTGCGTAGACTCCCCATAACGATCACGCAGGCGGTCAACATCCCCGCGCAACCTGCCCAACTCATCCTCCAACGACTTGATGCGGTCAGCATCATGCTTGGCGTTGTACCGATACCGGGCCAACACCTCAATCATCTCGTCCATGCTCATGTCGCTCATAATGAAAGGTCTACCTATCAGCGGCGGATTGTAAAGGGCTTTTTACCAGCCATCCGCCAGTCAGTACCAATCCGGGCTGAAGCCTGTGCCACCGTCATCTTCAAGGCACCCCCCACCCCGAACTGCCGCAACTTGCGGACCTGCTTCACCGTAGCCAGCCCAAGACGCTCCCGCGCCTGCAACCGACCGATCATCCAAGAAGCCTGGCTACCCGTCACCTCAACCGCATAGACCTTGAACCGTTCCAGTTCAGCCTTCTGCCCAGAGGTCATCGGAGCCTCGTCCTTGCCCGCAGGAGGCAGGATGAAGCCGAAGCAGGCACAAGCCACGGACAGGTCGATAAACCCCTTCTCACGGGCATCCTTGGCCTGCTGGCGGCGTTCCTCCTTGGCAATGCGGTCAATCATCTTCTGCTCGGCATCCCGGTCGCAGACCTCCGCCACATCCATCGGGCAACAGCCGCCTTCCTTGACCCCAGCCTTGGCACCAGGGAACACCGTGAAGGCATCGGCAGGCTGGAAGGCGTTTTCGCCCGACACCCACATGGGGTCTAGAATGAGGCAATCAGCCTTGCCCGGGGCGGTACGCAGGCCGCGCCCGATCATCTGCACCCAGAGCGCGCGGGACTGGGTGGGGCGAAGCAGGATGACGCAATCAGTCTCGGGGGCGTCGAAGCCCTCGGTGAACAGGTTGACATTGCACAGCACCTTGAGTTCGCCCGTCTTGTAGGACTCGATGGCGTGGCTTCGCATATAGTCGTGGGTCGAGCCGTCCACATGGGCGGAACGGCAACCGCGCTGGTTCAGTAGGCCGACCAACTTCTCGGACGACTCCACATCGGGCAGGAAGGCGATGGCCTTCTTACGATCCCAACGCTTCATCTCCTCAACGATGCTGTCAGCGATGGCTTCCATCGGCTCGTCATAGCCGCGCATGAGGATGCCGGACAACTCCACGGGCATCTTGTAGGCCAGCGGGCGGACAAGGTGACCCTGCTCGATGAGGGTGCGGATGGCAATCTCGTAGCAGGGGTCGAAGCCGACCGCTTCCAGTTTCTGCCTGTCCATGCGGTCCGGCGTGGCGGTCACGGCGACCTTCGGACCCGTGAAGGTTTCGGAGAACCTAGCCCAAGACGAGGCGACTGCATGGTGGGCCTCATCGAACACCACCAGCGCGGTGCGGCGTTCATCGGCGGTAATGCCAGCGAACTCACGGTTGAACACCGACAGCACCTTGCCGACCACGCCAAACTTCTGCATGGTGCGTTCAGCCTGGTCCAGCAACTCCATGCGGTGGGCCACGAAGTAGCAAGGCTTGCCGGGGTTGGCGACCTGCCAGCGGCGCATGATCTCGCTGGCGATGACGGTCTTGCCCGCGCCCGTGGGGGCGATGACGAGGGGGTTTACACCCTTCGCCAGATGCGAACAGGCGGAGGTGACGGCGGCTTCTTGGTAGTCTCGGAGGTTCATCAGAGCAGGAACAGGTAGTGCTTGGTGATGTTCTTCAGCAGACGCTGGGCGGACAGAGCGTCCGACTGGCGTTCCATCCCGTGAAGGGACAGGATGCGGTTGGCTTCGGCAAGCCAAGCCTTGATAGCCACCGGGCAACGGATGGCGGTGAGATAAGCCCAGAGCAGGTCGTGGATGTTCATCGGTTGAGGAAGTCGTGGAGGGTTTCGGCGTGGAGTTCAGAAACATCTTCGACATCCAAGCCAATTTCCATCCACATATGGTGGACGGCGCGGCGTTCGTTGATGCTCAAGCCACGGAGTTCGTGCTTGTACTCGGTCGCCCAGAAGAAGGCGTGACCCATGTAGTTGTAAGTCCCGATGAAGGACTCGTCCAAGCGGACGATCTTCATGTAGGCTTCGGCGGTGCAGTCCAGCGTGACCTTGGCGGTCTGCGGACGGGTGATGATGTGTTTAGTCATGTTGGTGGCTTCGTTAAAGACCTTACACCTACCAGCGGACAGCACAAGCACAAAAAAGGGGGGCTACCTGCCCCCCGTCAACGACCCTAGGAAAAGCCTTTAGAACGGGCCGGGACCGTTGGGCAGGCGGTTGAAATACGAGGCTTCATAGGCCACCTTCTTCTGACCGTCCTTCTCGTACTCACGCGCCGTAACCTTGACGATGATGCCACGACCCTTGGACCGGGTAGCCACCTTCTCCAAGAACGCCTCGTCCACGGTGATCTCGCCCGCGCCGACATACTCCTGCACCTCGGCATCCGTGGCGGTAGCCGCCATGAACGACTCCAGGCCGATGTGGTTGCCGTTGCGGTCAGCCTTGGCGTAGATGATGCCCGTGGTCGCTTCGCCCTCCGCCGTCACGAAAGTGAACTTGGCGTAGTAGTCGGCGTTCTTGGTGTACTTGGCCTCAAAGCCACGGACCGTGACCTCGTAGTTGCCAGCCGCCGTGATCCACTTCTGGGACTGGGCGG